CCCTCGCCGGTGGGGATACCGTCCGCCATGATCGGAACCTCGACACGCGGCGCACCGATGCCGATCGTACCATCCGGCTTGCGCAGGTTGGCGTACTGCTTGATCTTCTCGCCCTTGTCATTCGTGGCCGGGGAGTGGGTCACATGGCCGAGGAACGCATCGCCCAGCATCTGCGCAGAGTGCGCAATGTCGGGACGACCGTAGACCATCTTCTCGAACAGCTTGCGGAAGTTCGCCTTGTCCGACAGCTTGACGACGACACGCTCGGTGATCTGATCGCACACAGTGCGCTTGCCACCCTCGACTTCAATCTCGCGGATGTACTTCGGACCGAGCAGGTCGAAGCTGAAGAGGGCTTCCATAGCCGGAGGCTTCGCCTTCCCTTGGAAGGGCTTCTGCGGCTGGAAGCCGAGTTCGATGTACTCCACGAAGCGGATACCAGTCTGCCCTTCCGGGGGCAGGGTATACTCGAACGTAGTCGAGGTATCCTGCGACTGGTCAGAGGTCTTGGCAGCCTTAGCGGCAAGTGCCTTATAGTCGATAGTCATCTTTGGGTTCTCCATAGGTTGTTATAGTCGTACCGGTCAAACCGATACGAACGGGGTAAATCGTTCCATATAGGGAGGGTGAGTTAGGCGGCTTCCGCCAAGTCGATCAGGGTCTGGTGACTGAGGTCATGCATGTTCGGACCGGCCTCTACTTCCACAGGGAACGGTACGTCTATGCTCATCCCGTGGCGAGTATTGTAGAACTCGGGGATGCTCTCCATGATACGCTTAACGTCTGCGGCGACCTGGACTGCCACCGACTTGTGAGCATCCACCCACACACAGTCGTGCACGGTGTTCACGAGGAACGCCTTGCCGCCGTAGAAGTCGTTGGCCATGAAGTGTCGCCAGAGCAGGCCGAGGATGGCCTGCACAAACTCACCACCTGTGCCCTGCACGGGGTAGTTCTTGAGTTCGGGAGGGGAGAAGTTGTCGAGTACACCGCGCTTCTGCATGAACGCCGGGGCGTCATAGCTACGGAAGCTGTAGCGCGTCCCGGTCGGTGCAGTGTAGAAACCACGCCGGTAGGACTTCCACTCGCCATTGTCGTTGGCTGCACTGAACTTGACAGCCGTCTGCTCGACTTCCTTCGCCACCTTGCTGTTGAACGCAACCACACCGGGGTACAGCAGGTCCTCAGTCTCCATGAGGGCCTTCACTTCCTCGATGTCCATACCTGTCTCGTAGGCAATGGTCGGAGCGCCAGCACCATAGGCTCGCTGGAACGAGAAGATTTTACACTTCGTGCGTTCCTTCTTCCCGGCCTTGTAGTCGGGATGATCTTCGTTCTTGCACCAGTCGAGGGCTTCCTCGTACGTGATGCCGATCTTCGCAGCCACTCGCTTGCAGTGGAAGTCGATCTTGTCGCGCAAGTCTTGGCATAGCTGCGGATCACCCGACAGCACGCCTTGGATCACAACCTCTAGCTGGCTGTAGTCCGCTTCCAGCATCATGCCATCGTCGCCGAAGCGACTGACGAACATCTTCTTGACCTCAGACTTATCCCCTCGCGGGAGGTTCTGTAGGTTCGGATTGTTCGCAGACAGACGGCTCGTGACCGTGTTGTTGTGGTTCAGGTTGTGGTGAAGGGTGCTGTCCGTAGGGTCTACGCAGGTAAGCATACCCACGTATTCCTTCTTCTTCGGATCGAACCGGATGTAGTAGGTGCCGATTTCCTTATCGAGCGCCAGCTTGTCCGTCAGAGCCTTGAGGAACGGGATGTTCCGTGTGCTCAGTTCGTCGATGACATCCTTGTCCACCGAGTAGATGGCATTACCTGCGCCATCCGTCAGTGCACCCTTCCAGTCCTCCTGCGGGATCGTGTACCCCGGAAGCTCGTACAGGAAGTCCTGCCACTTGACCTTGAGTTCACCCTCGACATCCACCAGCCGGGTCTTGCCCATGCCCTTCTTCGGGCCGGACAGGAACTTGTCCTGCCAGATGGATTGGCCGTTGTACTCGAACCAGTACAGGTCGTTGACTTCGTCGTGCAGCAGCCGTTTCGGGTCCACTGCCTTGTTGCGGAACAGGGGCCAGCGCTCCTGTGCCTTGTACCTGGCTGGCTGACCGTTCTCGTCGTTGTATCCGACACGAAGCTGGTACTTGACCGTACCCCCGAAGATCAGCGCCGACTTATGGATGTTGCTGTTCCAGTTGAACTCGAACGGAGTATCCGGGATGAAAGCCTGTAGCTCGGCTTCCTTCTCGTCCAGTTCCTTGGACAGAACCATGAGGCGCTTGCCAGCCACCACACGGTCAACCTTGAGCCCTGCGAACTCCATGAACGTAGTGGACAGCAAGCCGTCCATACGGTCCTCGATCATCAGGGTCTGCTTCTGCTGCGCAGCCAGCACCACCTGCTTGAGGAACACCAGCTCGGTATTGCCGATGTCGCCGCCGTTCCGCTTCTCGGCTTCCGTACCGACAAGGTAGTCAATGAGAAGATCTTCGGGGATGTCGCTGGTTTCGATACCAGCCTCCCACATGGCCTTGACCTCATCGATCTTCTGCGTGCCACCGTAGGTGCCCGCCATCTCGTTGAGACTCACCATCTGCACGCTATCGACCTGCGCTTTCAGCAGGTACTCAGCGTACTGGATGTCCCATATCTTGCCGCCGCGCTTGAAGAACGCACGCAGGTCCTCGTTGCCGTTGACCAGTTCGTACATCAGGTCGAACTTGAGGTTCGCCCCGACAAGCACGGTTATGTCGCTGCCGATACTCAGCGTCGAGCGGTTCTTGCTCTTGTAGTACCGCCATGCAGCATGCGGCTGGCCCTGTGCCTTCCACCCACGGGCCACCACATAGTTCTCAGGGTTGAAGGGGTTCGCTACTCGCTTGTAGGTACGCTTCGTCTGCGTCTCTAAGTCAAAGACGAGATACTTACCCACGGCAGACTAGGCCGCCATGCGGTACAGGTAGAGGCCGCCACCCTCGTAGCTCTTCTCGATGGTGTGCCCACCGAAGCGGGCCTTCCGCAGGTGCCGCAGTTGCGCCGACACGGACGCTTCCGGGTCGCCGGTCATGGAGGCAATCTCCTTGAGTGAGCGCCACTTGCCGTCCTGCACGGCCATCTTGACCCGCTCGATCTGGCCGTCTAGCCGAACGTTGTCTCGCTCGGGAACGTAGTCTGCGCCGTTGTATCGAGACGCAGAGGCCACGGATACTTCTGCTGCAACTTGATCCATTGTTTCATGCTCCCTTCGTGGCCCCATTCGGACCGATAGAGTGTGATCTGTTGGTCGGCCATATCGAGCGTGAACCGCTTGTCGATGTAGGCCCCAACACCATTCGTGCCGATCATGCAGATGCCGAGATTGAACTTGGACACCACGCTCTCGACGGACAGCTTGTCGCTGCGCACACCGATCAGATTGATCGTCGCTCCCTTGATCGGCTCCACCAGCTTGCTCGTGAACTCACGCTGGTTGGAGATAAGCTGGTGATCGTACGCAGGGTTGCCCTTGTCGAAGTGCACACCCGGCATATCCGCCCAATCTAGGTCGGGGTCGCACAGGTGCTCTTCTGCATCGGGGTAGTCGCATGACCGCACATAGACATCGATGTCCCGCCACGGACGCCCCAGCGCATTGTCCCGCATGAACCCACCGGCAATCACCGATGGGATGCGACGTTCAGCGAGGGGCTTGATGATCTGGTCGATTGCTGCGGAGACGTGCTCAGCCGACAAGGTGCACGTCCGCTTCGTTCTTGTCGGGACGGAACCGGACGAACGTAGGCTGACGCAGCGCGTCGTACGTCTCGTCGGTCATGTACTTGACCTCGATGATCGGACCTGCACCGGCCACGAATGACCGACCCTTGTATTTGTCCCACAGGTCGCGCCGCTCATTGTGCGACAGTGCGCCGGGGCCGATGCCGATCACGGTAGACTGCATCCCGCAGCCCTTCACCATCCGGTCGTACCGGACGTTGATGCGGCCCACCATTGCCTTCGGCTGGTCGAACTGATCGACCGCTTCCTCGTAGCTCTCAACCTCCAGGTCGATAGTCGGCTCGGGCTTGATGCGCTGCGTTCCCCAGCACCGCTTGCCGGGGCTCCACTGCTTGGCGCAGCTATGCACCACCATGCCCTCAGACTTGGGGAACACCTCCATGTGCTGCATGAACTCCGCAGTCACTTCGGCAGGGCTCCCGACCACCACGTACGGGATGATCTTGACGCAGTGCGTCTGCTCGATGTCGGCCACGATCCACGACATGCGCTCGTCGTACCGCTTCCGGTCGTTCCGGTGGGGGTACAGGTCGCCGTCGAAGATATTGAAGATCAGGTCCACAGCCGGGGCGAACTTGCGCACCTTCCCGCTGATGTCCTTGAAGGGCACACCGGGGATGTAGAGTTCACCCACAAGGAACGCACCGGGGAGCAGCTTGCCGCGCGCCCGCAGGTTGTCGAGGATGTGGTTGATGCTGCCGATGCTCTCACCCTGCCGGGTGATGGCCTCGTAGCCGCCATCATGGCGACGGCGGATGATGACCGGCACACCATCCAGCTTCTCGCTGAGGATAGCCGGGAACTCCATCTTCTTGGGCTCGTAGCCCTTGAGCAGTTCGATGGTGGCGTCACCAGCCATAGGTGATGCCCTCCCGCTCGGCACGCTCTGCGGCGTACTCGCCCGCCGTTTTGGTAGGGGCAATGACCACGTAATTGGCAGTAGAGGGTTGCACATCCTCTTCAACTCCCCAATCGATGTCGTCTTCCCAAGTCTTGTCGCGGTTCTTCCACACCCAATAGGCACCGGCCAGCATAGCCAGTCCCCATGCTGCGCAGAACACGATGGCGACCCACACGATCGAACCCCAAATCAGTTCCTGCATCTGATGTTCTCCAATGCCCAATGAAGGTCCTGTAGGGACCCGTTGTTGTCGATGACGAAGTCAGGCTCATGTCCCGTGCCGTTCTCGCTGGCATGGGTCGAGGTTGTACCGGCACCGTCGCGGCGGATTTCCACCACGACAAAGCCCACTCTCTTGGCGACGTTGAACTCGTGCTCGAACCTACAGTCCTCGACTGTCATCAAGCCTCGCCCAGCCACCTGCCGTAGCCACAGTTGGGTCCACAGGTCGCGGTCGATCAGGTCACGCCACTCGGTGCCCAGCGTCTGCATGGCGTAGCGGGGCGTCTGGCCCAGCAGCACCGGGTCAGGCACTTCCTTGAGGTCGCCTTCGATGCGACGTTCGATTTCCCCCGGACGCAGACCAGCAGTCTGGTACAGCGCCACCAGCATGTACTTGAGCGGAGCGGCGAACCGCGTCCTGCGGTATCCCCGCAGCGCCAAGTATTCGGCGGCAGTGGACTTGCCACTGCGCGCCAGTCCTGTCAGGGCGATGCGTTCGATCACTGCATCCCTCCTTTCAGGTGTTCCACCAGTTCATCCACCGTGTTGAACACGCCGGTTGCGAACTGGTACATCACGTCCCAGCGGTCTACTTCAGGGTCGAGAAGGATGTACCCTTCGCGCCCCTTGCCGAGCGCCCATCCGAGTTCGAGGTGCGCTGACTTGCCAGCAGGTGCAACGAGAACAACCGCAGCCGACGCGATGATGTTGCGCTTGTCGAACTCATAGATATTGACGGCGGCAGGGGCATACAGTGCCTCCTTGTAGGTGCGGCCACGGGCCTGCTCGTACTTCTTCCACCAGTCGTCGCCTTCGGGACCAGCAGCCTGCCAGTCGTCAAAGACTTCATGCCCAGCCCTCCGCAACTCAGCAGCGACCGATTGCACTGCGGGGTTGCGAAGGGACCCGATAAGGTAGAGCCTCATGCCCTGTACTTGTCTCCACGTTGGGTAATCATCTGCCGCTTCCCATTCGGGTGGGTGATGATGTGTGACGTAGACCATCCAGAGGGTCCACGATTGTAGCCCATGTCCTTCTTGCCGAGCACACCGGCAGTCCACTGACCGTCGATGATGCCCGCTTCATGGGTGTGGCCGGTGTTCGATTTCCGGCCCATCTGCCGGAAGCCGGAAGGGGTGCCCTTGGCCCCACGCGGCCCCAGGTGGCCGTGCATGCCGTGCTCGATGTCCCGAGCCACGAAACTCTCGTCGGCCCGTAGGAAGCGGGTGGCGGGCAAGGGGAACATGCCCCGGATGACCGATGCCAGCGGGTCAATGACCGGCTCGCCTCGCTCTAGAGCGTCCATCCAGCGGTAGTTGCACTCGTGCCAGAACCGCAGGTTAGG